TCACACCTAAATAATACATTTTTTGTAATTTTTTGTCAAACTATACATAAAAAAACCACCCATCCCCGAAGGAATGAGTGGTAATTTTATGTATTAGACTTCGCGCAACGGTCCGGCATACAGCCAGATTTTACGACCTCCGACATTTGCCTGCACTGAATTTGTAGGTTTATCCACCGCAAGCACCTTAAATTTCTTGTCACATTTCCAGTAATCACCTACGCTGAAAACTTGTGACTTTGTTTTCTTACCGTTCTTATCACATTTGGTAAGTGGTCCCGCCTGAATGGAGTTACCGCCGTTCCCGGTCATCTCCTCGCACCAGATGCTATCCATGTTGGCCAATACCTGGTCTACGCTATGCACTCCTGGAATGACGAAGTATTCTCCTTTATGCAAAATCTGATCAGGCTGTGCTGGTTTGGATGGTTTGGAAGGTTTATTCTGTGCTGCAGGCTTGTTCCCTGGCTTCTGCTCTGCGCTGTTTGCTTTCAACTGGAAGCCTTCTGCAATGCCGTCTACAATGCCCTGTGCCACGGATTCTTTGTGTGCCTGGTATTCGGCCATGTCCGCCTTGTTATCGATGAAACACGTCTCTAACAGGGCGGAGCTGATGCCTAAACACTTGCATGTATAAATCACCAGCCAGTTTGTCACCTTGACACCGGAACCACCACGCTTCACGAAGTGCTTTCCAAGCTTGTTCATGATGGCCTGTTCCACATCGGTATACTGCTCGCTGTCTGTTACAAAGATTTCTGTACCGTGTCCAGATCCATTGAATGCATTGAAATGTACTTCCAGCACATAATCGTACTTTCCGATTTTGAATGTACCGTTCTGTACATCATAGAATGCGCTGCGGTTTTCGTTGTACACATCCACTATCGCATACTTTCTCAGCTTCGGCGCAATCAGGTTGACCAGCTCTCTGGTAAGGTTAGCTTCTCTGTATCCGCATCCGGAAGCTCCTGGATCGCCTGCGCCATGTCCTGCAATAAGCAAAATTTTCATTTTTCTTCGTCCTCGCTTTCCTTGTTAATAAGTTTGTCGGCAACAGCTAAGCCGTTGCTCAAAATTTTTGGTACGTTGAATCCAGCTTCAACAAAGTTTTCACAGATGGAACGTGCTTCATTCACAATCAAACTGGCCAGCACGAACCATCCAAGCAGCGTAGTAATCTGTAAGTCTACACTGATAATCTCACCGATTTCGATTAAGCCTGCCGCAATCATGAATGCAAACGTGATCATGATCCAGTATCCAATCTTTTTAAGTACTCCTTGCCAACCCTTTACTGAATTTTCTTTTTTCATGATTCTTGACTTCATCCAACCTGTTACCCAGTCTGCAATATTTAGTGCAAGGAACAACGCAAACAGATACCAGTGTTCTCCGAATATCACGCTGATAACTGCTATAACAGTGCCCACAAATGCGTTGTAGTTGTCTGTGATTGTTTGTGCCATATGTTTCATATACCTCATCTCTTTCCGCCATTCTTGGCAATATGTAGGGCGTTTAACGCACGCCCATGCGAGATACTTTGGATCACTTCCTTTACAAATCCCTTTGCCCCCATGTGCCATTATTTTTATAAAAATAAGTAGCACCATAGTGTGTTATAAACCAGAATCCACCATAGTTTCCGCCTGCATACATCTGTCCGCATATCCTTGCTTTCATTGTCGTACGGAGCATAATGTCAAACATAACATCATTATCTTTAAATGATTCAGCAAGCAGCTTTGCTTGATCTTGTGTTGACAATCCGGAATAATGATCTGGAACCGTGTAATAACCTTGGATTATTTTTACTGGATTTGAGTCAATCTTAGAATCTTCCAATACTGGCTCTGCATTTCTAATTGTTAAATTTGTTGGTAATTCAATCATAAACAGCGGATGCTGTTCCTGTTGGTGTCAGATATATTCCTGCCATACAATCTCAAACTGCAGATATTGTGTAATATTTGTAACAAATGATACTGTCCCATTGGTGTATAAATACAAGTTATACATAAATCCCTCATTTGAGGATATACCACTAAACAAGCGTATACCTACTGAGCTAGCTAATGCATTTTTATTCATACCTATATCCGCAGCAGTAAAATTAACTGCTTGATTAGCCATAAATTGTTGCCTTGGAACAGCATACTTTTTGGTGACTGTAGGCTTTAAAGTTATTTTAAACATAAATACGCTATTGATAGCGTGATGTATTATAAATCCCTTGCTGACCATACGCCATTCAGTTTCGTATAAAAAGTGATAATGCTATAACGCATAAATAAAAATTCACCATAGGATCCTTCTTGGTACATATGCCCCATAATTCTGCTCCGTGCATCGGCATGCAAAACAATATCAAACATGACCTCTGTACCTGCGAGTGAATCCGCAAATCTTCTTGCCTGTTCTCCGTCGCTTAACCCCGTAGTGGCACTGCCTTGAACAGAATAATATCCTGAAATAACCTTTATAGGATACGGGAAGGTACGGGAATCACTTTTTGCTTTTCCCGCTGGCTGTATGGTCAAATTGGTTGGTAGCTTTACCATAATACATCACCTGTCATGCTATCTAAATAGCTGACACCACCCTTCTGTGGGTGCAGGAAACTACATCCTGCACCCCCTTTCGGGATTGTAAAGAGACGGTAAAATCCGCCCCCCCCCCGACTATTTATAGTTATTTTGTGCATATGCTTTTCCTCCTGTTATTCAAAATTCGATGGTGCTGCAGGCTTCCCGGCAGCTACCCATTCATCATAATTTCCAAATGTCACTGATTCTCCGGGTATGTGAGATATGTAAAACATTCTGCCTATTCTGGCGGCGGATATTTCTTCGTTTACTGCATTTATACTCGGTGCATCCTTTGTGCTGCCGGAATCTAGGGAATCAATTATAGTCCCGTTGGTGGCAGTTATATCTGAGTCTTTCTGTATCCACTTCATACCTTTAACTCCTTAATCTCATTAGCCTGCTCCTGCGAGATTGCTCCCAAAATCACATAGCGTTCAAGCTGAGCATCTGTTACCCAGTTTTTTAAGTAACGCTCTTTTATTGATTCAAACATTTAATGTTCCTCCTTCTAAGACCATCAGCTCATAATCTGTCATACGCTGTCCTAACTCCATACGCTCAATTTCGGCATCTGTGGCCATCTGGCCGAGTAATTCTATATCGGATAGTGTCGGCGTAGAGACAGGGAACAGTTCTTCTTTCTCGGCTTCTGTCAGTTTGACAACAATTCCATCATGCAGTTTGTAATTGTATCTACGACGTTCATCAAATAATCCACATTCAAGATAATTTCCTTGTGCATGAGCAAATCTATCTCCATTACCTTCACCAATCAACGTGTATTCTTCTACTGTGTGAAGGAAGATATCACTGTTAATCTCTGTGATTACATCATTTGCATCTGTCTTAACATATACTTTCGCCATATTTCCCTCCTTAATAGATTTCCGCATCTAACGTTGTTGCTATTTTTACACCAAAACAATGATTTTGTAGTCTAGCCCCGCCAGCACTTGTCCTTGCTGTTAAATAACCGTTATATGCCTGTGCGCTAACACAAATTCCACTTACGTTATTTCCAGCCCCATCGTAATAATTAAAATGTATATCGGAAGCTATCGAAGGTGTTGCTCTCATTTTTGCAAATCTAGGCTCAATTAAGTATGCATACCCACTAGAATCATTACCATACTCATACATAATTGGTGTTGCGACATCCAATAGCTGAAAATATCTCTGACATAACATTGATTCTTCTGCGTATGGTCTAGGCATGTAAGGTGTTGCAATCTCTCCAAGCTCTAATTTTGCATAATCTATATATACAGCAGATGATATCCCTGTTGAAGAGATAATAATTTGTAAGGATTTGACATTGTCAAAATCCGCATCATCCGATACATCGAAGGTCATCTTTATAGTCGTATATTTGTTTACTAAAATCGTGTGTGTCTTTCTCGCTAGCAATACAGATGGTTTATCACTCGAATTATACAAGATTGTTGCTGATGTGCTGATTTCTTGTGCATTGCTTGATATTATTTTCACGCTCAATGTCAATTTCTTTCCTAAGATTTTACGTATAATAGAATTATTCAATTCTACATGTTGAAATATCAAAAACTTACATTCACCAGCGGTTGATGAAATTTTCATCCTTCTACTACTATTAGTTATAGTATATGGCACATATCCATCAGAAGCATTCATACAAGCAATCCATCTGTCTGCTGTATACATCCTATTGCTAGTTATATTAAATTCATTTCCTTTTTGCCACACTTGAAAATCACCATTGATCAACAGATTGGGATTGCTGAATGGGGGAGTGGTCTCCTTGTAACCCGGAGGAACAGTATCACCGGATACTAGATATCCAGCTCCTACCGGTACTGTGTCTGTGCCATCAATACCTTGTGTATTCCAAAGAGGAGTCCATTTGCCGTTTTCTTTTAGGTAGAGCCATTTTGGATGTAGTCCTTCGTTTGATTTGTTGAGGTATGTATCTCCATCCTTACCCAATGATATAGCAGGGTCACCATTGCCGTTATAAGTGGTACGGCCGTTAAAATCACCATTATTTAACTTTTGCTGAATCTCCTGCACCTTTGTATTTGCACTGTCCGCAGCTTGTGTTGCAGCAGTAGTGGCCGTGGCAGCTTCTCCGGCTTTTGTGTTTGCGTTACTAGCTGCAGTATTGGCGTCTGATGCTGCCTTATTTGCCTTTCCTGTAGCTGTATCTGCATCGTCTTTTGCCTTATTCGCTGCCTGAGCCGCAGTGTTTGCTGCTGTAGCCTTTTCATCAGCGTTTGCAGCCGCGGTATTCGCTGCCTGTGTGGCTTGCTCTGCATCGCCGATAGCAGCTGCAACTTGATTCTGCTGTGTCTGAGCATTCTGTTGCAGCTCTTCGGCTTTCTCTTCGTGTTCTTCTGTGCGTCTGATCAGCTGATTCAACTTTTCGTTGCTTGCAATAAAAACCGGATCCACCACATTTGCATACCATGCTTTCATGGCGTTTAATACTTCTATTTCCCAGTACTTTTCTGATGGATTTGTACTTGATACGATTTTATTAGATGCGTCGACTTGTAAAGCTAATTTATTGGATGTGATAACGATTTTATTTTCGTCAATCGCTGCCAAAGACAGATATACATCACCTTCGTTTTCAAACACTCCATCAGGTAGCAAAATGTATGTTCCATCATCTTTTTCTTGTATAGGGCATACAACCGGCATATCTGATTTCCAGCTGCTACAGTAACCAGATAACACCATTCCCTTAAATGGATTTGTTTCCGATGTGTCTTTAATAAGCTTAATAAAAAGATTGGCTGAGTGCTGATAACCTACAAGACTGTTTCCGTCAAGCATTATCTCTCTACCAATCTGTTTAATTTGTGTTACTACTATATCCATTTTATCACCTCCTATCCACGTACCTTGTCATTTACATATCTCATGGCATCTGTAGAAATACCCATCAAACTGATATACCTGTCCCTTGATGTGCCATTTCCCATATCTATATGTACTTTTACAAACTTTGCAGGGTCATACGGCGATATTACATAATCGTATCGCCACGTATGGGAATGCAATCCAGAAATAACATTTTTCATAATAGCGTAATCAGCGGAAGTAATCGTCCCACTTCGATCTATGTCTAAATAATCATATTCTGCATCAGTCAAAGTGATTTGACCAAGAATGAACTGTTTTATTTTTTCAGTATCTGCAGAGGTATAATTGGGTATGTTTGCAGTATAAGAAGCAGTCAGTCCTTCTGAATTTAAAGACCATCCACCGATATGACCTGATTGTGATTCTATCGAGCCATTCATAACCAGCTTTTTAGAATTCTGATCCACATAGAGTACAAGGCTGTTGTTACCATCGTATACCTTGATTCCACCATTCTTTATTGTCAGACCAAGGATATCTATAATCACCTGCATAGTCTGCATGGAGTTACCGTTGTTTATCGCCTTCGATATAAGCGCAACGATCTGGTCTTCCTGCAATTTCAACTGAGCTTCTCCTAGCCCTTTTGCAATCAACTCAATGCTTTCAGAATTGTTCCGGATAGTCGTTTCTTTCTTATATCCGTCCTGCGTAAGCTCAGTTACGTTTTCCTGGTACGATTTTATTTCACTTTCGATTGTTCTCGCAGCATTAGATAATGTAACTATAGTTTCGCTTTCGTTGTCTGGGTATCTGCGTATATTCACGATTTTATGGATAATGTCAATATTGTTTTTAGGATCAATTATGCAATGCACGTTATGCCTGAGCTTAAATTTCAAATCCTTGTACTTATCATCATAAGCTGCAAGATCTTTTGTACTTATCGTATAACACCCAACTGGCACCGCAAGTTCATTAACTTTTTTTTGAGCATCTACCAAAAAATTAGACATATCATAGTATCTTCCATCTACCCATTGGCCTGTGATAACCTTATCGGTGTAAGTATAATTCTCAACATATGGTTTCCCTCCGTTTACAGAGGAAAACGTCATATCGTCTGCTCCGTAACAGTATAACCTTGTGACTATTCCTGTTCCTGTTTCTTTGTAGTCAAGCCCTGTCATATTTAATTCCGGTGTGATATACACACCATCATCATGACTAGCATAAGGATCTACAATAGTGATTGTCTTGCTTATGGTATCAATATCATATTGGACATCATATATCGTTTTGCAACGCATTAAAATATCGTATCGATTACATTTTTCACAATCTGGCGTTCTTTTTATTACACTAAACTCTCCACCAACTATATCCCATCCAATAGGTTTTATGTATTCCAGGACGTCTACAATTGTTTTTGTTTGCAACGCAGAAATTTCTGCGCATTTTGTGAAATGTTCAGTTTTCCATTCGCTCATATCCAATTCAGCAGTTATCGTTGCAACTTCTGCAGGCTTATTTGCGCCAATAATAGAGTAAATGTTATCGTCGGATTTCAATCTTACGAGGCTCCTCATATATTGATAAAATGAGTTATCCTTATGGATATCAAAAGAAAGCGATTCTTCGCCTTCCTCGCTTTTATCAATGAAAAAGTCTGTATATCCTGATATAGGAACCCATTTGTTATCTATTTCAATTGCCAGCATACTACCACCTCTCTTTATGCAAAAACTGGATAATAATACAAAAACGCATCGATATCTTTATCCAGCGTTACAACATTTTCTCCCGCAGGAAGGGATGGAAACTTTCTCAAATTACTTCTGCCAAAAGCATTTGCACCGTTTTCAGTGATCAATTTGTTTATACCGTCAATGATTAACGTGCTGCCTGCCTTTACATTATCAATTTTAATACCGTTAATATTTATGCTCCCGTTTTCTTTTGGAAAAAGTTCGTACACAACATCGCATTCATGTGTTCCCGCCACGAATACGAGCGTTTCAGGATACTTTAAACACACCCTTCGCTTCGACCCTGACTGAATCGCATATAACGGTATTGCCAATTGATGCCATCTGTTAGCTATGGATGTTATACTTCCATCCATTTGCTTAAGTGTGCAGCGATATATAAATCCATCATTTATATCGATTAGTATTTGATCTGATTGAATCAAATCTTCAACGAATTGCGAAAGCCTTAGTTTATTTCTGAATTCTATTTTCAATTCCATCAGACGTGGCTTCAATTTAGGCTTCGCCCCTATAGGAATAAAACCTTCATTGATGATGCTTCGTTCTATGACCGAGTTTTGTAAATCAAACGACATGATTCTTGCATCATATCTTTTTATCGTTCGGAAATTTATATCCATGCCATCACCTGCCTTTTAAAAATGCAAGCTCCCTGCTCACTGCCGGAGCTATCCATTTTGCCAATACTTCTCTATTCTGCAATACGAGAGTTGTTTCATTTTGACTCTTATCAACTATTTCCAATTTATCAGGAAAAGAAACGTTATTCCCTGCATTGGAAAAGCTTTGCGCTGTACTTTGCATTCTTGCTCCTGAGGCAGTGCTCATTGCAACTGCTTTGATAGGATCAAGAGAAATAGATGGGATGCTCATTTTTCTGTACTTTTCAGCTTCGCTAATCGCTGTTTCCATTAGCCCTTTAGCAGATTTCTCTACCATGCCTGTAGAGTTATCCAACCCTATCGCATACCCTGCACCTGCCATCATACCGATTTCATCCCGCCATTTTCTGGATGGTGAACGTGATTTCTGTGCCCTTTTCCCTGCGTTCATTGCGGAGGTAACAAAGTTCATTGCTTGTGACATAGCATCAGCTGTCATGGCTGATAGACCATCAATAAAACCTTGACCTGCGTATGCACCTAAGTCGAACCAGCTGCTTTGTGATTTAGCGCCGCTTCTACCACTAGATGCTAGATTCTTACCGGCTGATTCCACTGATTTCTGTTTAGAGTTAATTCCATCTTCAAAGCCTGCACTAATTTCTTTACCAGACGTTTTCATTTTTGGTTTACCAGCATTAGCGGTTTCCACCATGCCGGAAACCATTTGATTAACAGCATCTTTAGGCTTTGTTTTACCAGCCATTACAGCCTGTTTTATGTTCTCGGGGACATCATTTCCAGCTGCTACTGATTTCGCTAAAAGTGTTTGAAAAGTAACCAGATTTTGTACCTGCTGCGCAGCATCAGCGGGTTTCATCTTACCGTTGAGAACAGCGTTTCTAATATTCTCAGGCACTTGATCACCTGCAATTTTGGAATCATTCAGAAGCTTGTTGAATTCGACCAAACTCTCCATCGCATGTACAGCATCAGAAGGTTTCATTTTCCCTTGTATAACAGCATTTCTGATATTTTCCGGAACCAAAGTGCCGGCAGCTTTAGATTGATTAAGCATATCGCTAAATTCTATTTCTTTTTGCATCATTTTTACCGCTTGCGCAGGCTTTAATTTGCCAGATGATATTCCATCTGATATAAATTTAGGGACATCGTATCCGTTCTTTTTTGCAGTCTTTATCATGTCGTCATATTGAATCAAAGAGCCTAGCTCATCGACCGATTTCGGAACGGCATAAGCACCTTCTCTGATGGAATTCGCGATTTCCTCGGGAATCTCTCGGCCTTTCTTTTTGGCCAAAGCTGTGAACTCCGCCAATTTCTTTTCGAGGTCTGCAGAATCCAAAGATTTCCGTGCGTACTGATCAGTTTTATCATATTCTGCGTTCAAGCTGCTCATTTTGTTCTTCAAATCCTCAACAGCTTTTTGAGATTTATCGTAATTCTGTTGAGCTGTAGCTTGTGCATCGTTTGCCTTTAGCCATGCGCCAGCCTCTTTACTGGCAGCGTCGAAGCCTGTAGCCGCATAATCTTCATAAGCCTTCCGTGTGGCTTCCTTCGCCTCTTTCAGGGCTATTTCATTCTTGGTGGTCTGCTGTGTAGCTTCATCGAGCTTTATTTGCGCATCGGCCATATCTTTAGCGATAGCCGCCATATTCTCTTGATAAGCTTTTGCTATTGCCAGGTCTTTTTGAGCTTTGATATTAGACCGTATGGCGTCAGTGGACTTGTTCAAAGCATCTTTTTCGGCATCGTATTTTAGGTTAAGGTCAGGCACGATTTTGTTGAGCTCTTCAACATAGTATTGCATCTGCTTCTTTTCAGCGTTTGATTTATTCTCTTTCTTGCTTAAATCATCCAGCTTCTGAGCCATGATGTCAGCGCTTCCTACCTCTGCCTTAGCTGCATCAACGGATTCTTGCCTTGTCTTTTTGTTCTCTTCGAGCGTTTCGTTCAGGGCTTCATATTCATCGACGAGCTTTTCTGTAGCTTTTGTATTCTCGTCAGTCTCCTTTTTGGAGTTTATCGACATAACGATATAAGTGCCAATCGCTGCGGCGCCTGCGACGATCGCTGCCGTAAGAAGTCCCTGAGGGCTGGCCATTTGCACAAGATTAAGAGCCTCTTGTGCAGCTGTCTGCAAAGTTATTTTACCTGTCAGTAGTGAAGTAGCGGTTTCCATCACTAACGAACCAGCAGCATAAACCTTTTGAGCAGCTGCCGATGCGATGGTAATGGCATTCGCAATCTTTTGCTGATTAGAGTAGTACATCATACCTGTGGCGATTGCTGCCGTGACAGTTACAACCTCTTTTCCGTGGTCAACGATAAACGCGAATCCGTTTATCATGACGGGGATTGCGTCTGTTGCGAGATCAAGCGCCTTATCGGCAACCGTAGCAATACCTTCGGCGCATTTATCCATTGATCTAGATAACTTGCCCGAAGACATTTCCCTGGACAATCCCTCTACCTTAGTTATCGCCCCGTCCACAGCCTTTTTCATCGGCTTCTCAAACTTCTCGTATGCCTGAATGCCTAAGCCTTCCAGAGAGCTGCCCAGGATGGTTACTTTACCCTTTAGGTTATCGTTCATCGTTTTGGCCATCTTCTCAGCAGAGCCATCTGCTGAGAAGATGGCTTTTGCCAATTTATTGAAGTCCGTATCACTTGCATTGACGATTGCCAATAATCCAGACATAGCTTCTGTGCCAGCGATGGCGGAAGCGTACTGCGTTTTCTGCGTATCAGACAATTTGCTGAATTTCTGGCGCATGTCCTGCAGCGTTTGATTCAACGGCTTTGCAGATCCATCAGAATTTTTTATACTGATGCCAAGTGTATCCATAGCCTCTGCGCATTCTTTCGGCGGTTTAGCCAAGCGTGTGAACATCGACCTTAACGACGTACCAGCCTGCTCCCCTTTGATCCCTGCATTAGCCATAAGCCCGATTGCGGTTGCAACGTCCTCAACGGAGTATTTTAGCGCACCTGCCAGAGGGGCTGCGTACTTAAAGGTTGCACCCATCATTGATACATTTGTGTTACTGTTGGACGACGCAGCTGCCAGAACATCCGCAAAATGTGCGGAATCCTTTGCCTGCAAGCCAAACGCAGTCAAGGCGTCTGTTACGATATCAGAAACACTGGCGAGGTCTTCGCCAGATGCTGCTGCAAGGTTCATGATTCCGTCGATACCGGATATCATATCAGCTGATTTCCAGCCTGCCATCGCCATATACTGCATTGCTTCTGCAGATTCCGTAGCACTGAATTTTGTTTTTGCCCCCATCTCTTTAGCTTTTTCGGTTAAAGCTTCCAGTTCTTTTCCCGATGTCCCGGAGATAGCTGCAACCTTCGACATTCCTTCCTCGAAATCCGCTCCTACTTTTATAGCGTAGGCACTGGCTCCCGCCAGCGTTGTACCGATGGCCGCCAAACCTTTTGCTGCTAACCCGCTCATTTTTTTGACGCCCGATTCAAAACCAGAAGAATCTATTTTAGTATCAAACTTTAAAGAACCATCTACAGCCACATTACCACCTCTTTCCTAAAATACAGATGCGATTTCATATTCATTCATTTCTGGAGCAGGAATCGCAATTTGTCTTTGGATTTTACGGATACGATTCCTTTCCTTTTTGTCGGATATATCAGACAACTTTATAGACCTGTACATAATGCGCTGCTTAAGCTCACACGTAGTATTCAAAGCATTGAGTAATGCATTAAAATGCCACCAATGCATATGCCTTATATTTAAAATATCCAGCTTATAACACTCTTGGAATGCTCCTATGATATAGTCCTGATCATACGTAAATGAGAATACATACCTTGATTTCCTGCTGACGGCACCTGTTTCCTTTTCGCATATGTTTCCTTGCATAAATACAGCCAGAGCATTGATTGCACATATGGAGTCGTTTGGAACATCATCCACAAACAAAGAGAAAGCAATATACCCTTTTTCCTCATCTGATAATTCTTTATCGAGCATCGCTTCATTCAACCCGATCCAATGCCTAAAATCAGTTTTTATCTTATAACGCTTTCCGTGTACAATTACAGTATCCGGATAACTTTCGAGTAATGCGTTTATCATTTTCGATTTCTTTTGTGTGCTTTATTTGCAGGCATGTATTTCTGTAGTCGCTGATTATAATTTGCTTCTGAACGGCGTTTACATGAATTTACGAATCCAACCATACTGTCAAATGCATCAAAACACATACGCAAATTTACTTTGCCTTTAAATATTTTTTCTGATGTTCCGGGACCAAAAACCGTATCAAATACCTTGCTGAAAATCTCATAATGCGATTTTATGATATCTGAACGATCGCCTGTTACAATAACGGTATTAGAATCTTCTCCCATTTGCGCCAATGCTCTTTTGTATCGCTCGATTGTCTCCATGTCATCATAATCAAAAGGGAATCTCTCACCGTTTATCTCCCATTTTGGAACATTATATTTTTGACTCATAAGCTCACTCCTTTTGGAAAAGGCTCCGGTTTAAATGTCGGAACCTTTATTTTCTGGTGTTGGTTCTACAATTTCGCATGTAGCCCATCCATCTTTTGTAGTAACCTCAATCTCCTCTTTATCAGATTTTGATTTGAAGTTACCGGAATACGTATATGTGTTCTCGTCGTCACCGTCTGAATCTGGAATAATTGCATAATCGCGTTTGATTGCGAAGAAATTCCCATCCGTCTTCCCGGGTTTTGTGAAGTCCACATTGATAACAGTGCGGATTGCATCGTCTCCGACCTTTTCACCGTCAGAAATCGCAATGATCTCATCATGTACTGGATCATCGATATACTGGTCAAACGCATAAGCGATAGACGGTGCATATCCTGTGACGTCTGTATTCTCGCCTGCTTCGTCAACATATTTGCGTGAATACTCGTTTGGGTTGCTGGAGCGGCTTAGGGAAGTGAAATGACGCATACGATTATATGTAATTTTACTTTCCGCTACGCATCCCATGAAGGCAACCTTTTTTTCTCTTGTTACTAATTTGCTCATTTTAAGCCTCCTTTAAATACTGTATTTCCATCTGAATCTGATACCTTGCCACGGTCCCTTCTGCATCAAATAAGCATCCGGGCGATAATACCTCGATGCTCTGAACTTCCACATCCTGGAACGCAGGAAGGTTATTGATTTTGTTCTGTGTTTCTATCCATTCAGCCAGCCTTTCATAAAATCCACTGTTCTGCATGTTTTCGATTTCGCTTTGCGAATATACCTCGCTGGACATAAAAGCGAATTGATATCGGCGCAGCGAACCGCCGTCACTATACTTTTTTACGATTGGGCTGCACACAAGCGGGTCAATGGAGTAATCTGTAGGTTTTTCATTGAGATAATCAATATACAAATGGCCATCTTTGAGAATCGGGCATTCAAGAAAATAATCCCTAACGGATTCAATCATGCTTTTATTTTCCTGCAATTTTACCAGCTCCTTTCAGGATAGTTTTTTTGTCTTTAGCTTTCATCCGCTCAAACCAAAATGCACCACGCGTAGGCGCTCCATCGTAAACCAACGGCTTGTCTGTCACCGTCTTAGGTGCTCTCCCAACCATCACCTTGCCGTAATACAGATACCGGGCTTTCGGATCAGCATATTGAACAAGTCCTTCTCCGATTCTTGTGGTCCTTGCACCTGCCTTGATTAAATCGCCATTCATACGAGGGGTAAGTGGGGCTGAATGTCGCAATACTTCACTGTCAACAAACTTTTGCGCTAACAAAAATGCATTTGTTTTTCTTGGTCCAAAATCAGAGCTCCAATGCACTATACCTTTGACTGTACCACCTTTACTTTTGGCAGTGATCAGTTTATCTCTTGGAGTTTCCAACGTTAAGAAGCTCCTTGAATACGGATATGTTTGGAGTAATCTCCGCATTCTTTATTCACCGTGTACGATAAAATCATGAAATATTCATCGTATTGCTCCATGATGCAGGCTGGCGTTATATCAGAGAGCTGTTTATTGCCTTTAACAATATAATCCCCTTTTGACATAATAAGCTCTGCAGGGGCATTTTCGAGCGGTATGCGGACACGAAACTCATTAGCTGATTTTACACCTTTTTCCGTTGGCGCTATTTGCAATTTCGAGTACCACGAGCAGCCACAAATGACCTGTTCAGTCCATATGTCACGCCGATTTTCTTTATCAAATACAGCGTGATATAACGTAATCGTCTCATTGCACCCCAGCATCAATAAACCCCCTTATACATAAGCCCTGTTCCTGCCAGATGCTTTGATACAATCTGACGCAGTTCTTTGTTTATAGCTGATGCTGTTTTCTCTTCCCTGAATGTGACACTGTGTCCGTCTGTCGATTCGCTTGATATGCCATTCCCCTTAACTCTGTGGTCGTTTGTAAATAGATACTCCATAAGCTCACACATACATTGTTCGATGCTGGATGTTATCGAAAGCCCTTTGATTCTTCCGAACGTATAACGGTCCAGTTCAAATCTGGCTTTTAATTCATATTTAGAAAAGGACTCTTGCGGAATAATGTCACCGTAAAAGTCCTTTGCGTAGTATTCATAAGTGGTATATGGCATTTAGCCACCTCCGTTCTTATTCTGCTAGTGTGTCTGTTTCGATTGCCTTATTTGTTTTTACGACAACGCCCTCAGCAGTCGTAACACGATAACCTGCATTGATTTCTACCTGTGCAAGAGAACCGACGAATTTCTCGGAATCGATAATACGCATCTCCTCCAGATTATCAACAATGGAGAAGAATCGGTGATCGTACATAACAAAATCAACGCCCGTCAGGTCTACTGTGTGCTTTGCTCCTGCGTGGTCATAATAGACAGCTGCAGTGTTTTCCATTGCATTCGCCTCATACCATTTCATCCCCAGCCAGTATCCTACCTGTCCAGTAGCAATCATTTCGTCGTTTTTAGCAGGTGTAAACTGGTCACCGGCAGCCTCCAGCATAGCGGTAAACGTATCGACAGACGCTAATACAATATCAGCTTTAGCCTTGTTTTTACGAACGGCTTTACGTGCATTCAGAATCGCTGATTTCACATTCTTTGAAGTAATAGCGGTAGTATCTGTTAAATGTACACCTTCCGCGGTTAAACAAGCCACACCTGCTGCCTGATACCCTTCTTTAACATCGCTCAACGCCGTGGAGAATGTAGTGTCTGCGAGCGGATACGCCACTGCTCCAGCCTGCACTTTGTAGATTTTCTTTGATTTTCGGAATGAATTGTTCAGGCGGATGTCAATCAGCTCATTCTCAGCTTTCGTATCCTCGAAATCGCCAGCTGGCGTCGTTGCATCTGTTGCACCATCTGATTTCTGTTTGTAGACCTTGACCAGTCCACTGTCCGCATCCCCCTGGAAGTCCTCGTTATATGTAACACCTGGCTCCAGGATGTTGTCTGAATAGAGATTAGGCTCTACCAGAGAGCTGTATTTCTCGTCTACGTTTAAATTTCCGTATTGCATTTAATATGCCTCCTTTATCCTCGAAAATATTTATTCTTGCCGTATTTTCTGCGGCGGTATTCTTCGTCGTCTGTCATCGCAGGCGGTACATCTGCACCTTTGCCTTTAGTAATGACAATGTTTTTCTGCGATTTGAATTCTGGAACATCTTTTAACTGACTTTCCATTTCCTTCTTGATTGCTTCTTTGTCAATGACTCCTTTTTCGTCAGCGAATTTGCTGCGATCACATAGAGCAATCAGTTTCTCAAATCTATCATCACGCACTCCGAGCTCTTTCGCAATCGTCTTCGCTTCGTTGGTAACGTTCTGCATCAACTGAGCTTTTTTAAACTCATTATTTTCTTTGATGATATTGTCGATACGTTCCTGCTCGGCTTTCACTTTATTCTGCTTAGCCTCTTTGTACGCTTTTAACGCTTCATCCATCTCACTTCCGGTGATTCCTTTTTCCTTTAGAATCCCCTTTAGTGCTCCTTCCTCCGTTCTTGATTTGCGCTTTTCGATAGCCTCGGCAAGTTTGTCATAATCAAGTTCCGGAGCCTTACCGGTTGGGTCCGTTGGTGGATCCTGCGGTGGGTCTGTAGGGTCATCAGCAAATAACTGGATGTTAAGTTTGAATCTTAATAAATCTGTCATAAATCCTCCTGTTTAAGGGTGTCGCCCTATTACCTGTTTTACGTGTGTCGCACGATATTGATTTGCCTGTTTTTAAAGAGGTGTCGCCTCATAAATGTGGTCCGAAATACGGTAGCTTACGTTTGGGCGGATCATTCATGTAGCAGGTCCTTTCTTTTGTTTTTATCCCACAAAAAATGCAGGTATCGTGATATTTAACGACCCTGCAATTCAAATTTTTATCGTAATAGCTGTGACTTGTTGTCGCATAGGCATGATGGCACACATCACTTATCTAAATTCTGTTCATAAGTCGCCATAAATATATCGGCTTTACAAGGATATAATTCACCCTGTACACCTCTGATTATAAAATCACCAGCTTTTGCTATCATCGTTCCTTCCAATGTCTTTATTTCGCACCAAGCTGGATTTTGATTGAATTTTCCGAAGTCATGTGTAATGACCTTATTTTCTGATACTGCATTCCAGAACCAATCTTCGCCTACAAGACCTCTTTCGTTTAACTGGAATGCTTCTACAACTACAGGCTTCTTTCTAAATTTCATTTCTTTTTCCTCCTGTGGGGTTGCCACTAAAAAAGCACCCAATTTATGAGTGCTTAATTATTCATGAATTCATCGTAATCTTCTTGTGAGATGATACCATTCTTCAAATTTTTTAATATATCCTTGTGGATTTCCTTGAATTGTTCCTCTGTAAGATCGCTCTTAAATAATCTTTCCGGCTTGAGCGGCTCTGTCCACCGTGGATGAGAAAACTTTTTATATTCCTTATTTTCCATGCTTCTTTTCCTCCAGCCAGATATCCCATATACCGTCCTTTTTTAGTATCTTTTTTACCATGAAAATGGCATCTCTCTCAAACAAAATCTCATTTTCATTTTCGTTGTATTGACGTATATCTTTTCCATACCTTGATAATATGTGCATCTGGACTTGTCCATCCTCATTATACATCAAATCAGTGGTAGTTGATATATATTGATTATACCTTACTGGTAAGCCAACTTTATGCATAACTAAGTATTTATCGATATCTTCATCATACATAAATAAAAGAGATCTATTCACTTCTCCTTTGTAAGTCTTTGTTTTACTCAATGCCGCATCTAGGTATCTCACAAAACTATCCTGTTCTGGAGAGAGTGGCTGTTTACTCCTCAATTTTTCATTGATTTTGTATGAATCACTGCTGATATATTGATTGAGCGCTCCGCGTTCCTGCTTGGTCAATACACCTTTCTTTTTATAGCTTCCTTTTGTCCCTAATGAATCCATATAGATGCGTTCCTTTTGCTGCCGCAGCCCCATTGCATCCGAGAATTGCACATATTCGTCCATTGTGGCACGATACCGTGCTTGCATTGTTAGGATATCAAAAGCATCGCCTTCTCCATCCTGCAGCAGCTTTATGGATTCACGCTGTGCTCGCATACGTGTTTCCAGCACTCGCTGCCGCTGTGCGGCCGTATACGCTGTATATTCTTTATCGCCGAAGGTGCGTATCTTGTCTTCTTTTTCATTTTGCTGTCTCAACCAAGAATCGGACCAATTACGTTTTGATATACCTTTGATAAATGGATAATATAGATGATAGCAGTTATTGCCTAAAAGACCGTCTGCAGTACCAAGGCCACACACGGTAACGAGTTCTTCCCGGCTCCATACCTGTCCATGCCACACTTTATGTGTCGGTCTTGCATTTGCATGCCACGCTACCTCGTAATCGTTGGTGTCAAGTTGTTCTGCATTGTATTCAGCCATCTGTCCCGCAAGGTTCCCGAGGCCGGTGAAAACACTCCTGCGGCTTGCCACCACTATCCTGTTGTGGTGGCCGGATTCGTAATCAACCCAGCGGATGCCGCTGTTTGTCATTTGTCTTACGGTCTTTCTGAGTGTTTTATTGTAATCAAATGCCCCTGTCGTTATATCCGTCATAGCTTCATCCAGTGTATCTCTATAGAATTTAGATAGCTCCTTGAACACCTGGCCATTTCTATCGTTCACCACGAATCCCATCGTTTTCGTGATGTTCCTCATTTCATTTTTTGTCTGCTTTCGGGCTGCTATTACGAGCTGCCTTACAAACGCATTCTTTTCGTACGGTATGAATGACTTTCCCGCAGCTTTATACAGAGCTTCATTGTCTATATATTCTGTTTTTAATGCTTTATCATAGATGGAATCTATATACGTATCCGATGCATTAAGTGTTTCCTGCAGCATGTCTTTGATTTCTTGATCACTGTATCCTAAATTGGATAATCGGTTTAGCTGGAAGTCTGCTGTACGTGTAATAACTTTTGCATCTTTCAGGCGTCTTACGACATCCAGCATGATACGTTGTTCAAGGTCTAGAAAAAAAGCTTCATTGCCATATCCGAATCGCTCGATGTCATCCGGTGTCATGGCATCACATCAGCCTGCCGAGGAAGATTCTTCAATGCCGTTTTCTCATCCTCGCCTTTCCACTTCATTCTGTATTCCAACAAGCTCATAACACCCATTGCAACATCCTTGCGGTCGTTCTCCTGCTCTTTTTCAGTATCAATGATAATACTATCATCCCAACTGTAAATCTCCTGTATAGCGCCTTCCGGAGTAAGCCCATAAACTGTACAGATATCATCCATTACCCGAATCAGGCAACTTATCGCTGCCTCCAGAGATTCCTGTATGTCCTTTACCAACTGATAAGACCGTTGTTTGCTGCTTTTAATTTCTTCCGCTGTCTTATCAACATTTTGTGGATCACTCAGTGTACCATATGCAAGTCCTGAATTAAACTCTATCCTTTTGAGTATCTTATCCAATCCTCGTGAAAATGATTCATCTCGTATTTCCGGACTAAAATGCTTGAATAATTTACCTCCTGTGTCAGTATATGTTTCTCCGTCATACGTCCTAAACAATCTTTCTTTTCCTTTGGGAAGTTTTTTTGTGCCGTAGATATCTTCCTCTATCATCGTGCCGTCTAGCTCGATTGCGGTCTCTTTACTTTCAAATTCCCAATCCATACGTGATGCCTGAACATCAGCTTCTTCGATATCTTCGATGGCTCTTGCGTACACAGACACACCTAACGGACTTTTACGCTCTATGTTATTTGCAATCGGGATTTTAAAGAAGGAAAAGAAAGGCCTGTCTACTCCAGAGATATTTATATCCGGTTCGATATCTGACCATTCTTCTATACTATTAAGCGGGACTTCTGTTCCAAGGTTGCGTATATCATTTGTATCGATAGATACGTCTTTGGACATAAAGCATTTATTCTGTATTCTATAACTTTCATTGTTCTTGTAATCATGTATTTCCAGTCTAGTAAATTTTCTATTTCCTTGAAATTTATATGATGGAAATATAATGCCAGTGATTATCCCGTTATCATCAAATCGGAATGGAAGCATCTCGTCCTGATACGTAAAATCAATGAGTATCTTATCATTGCTTACATATGGCTTAAATACCATGCCTCCTACGGAACAGGCGATTTCAACAATATTCTTTTTATTGCTTTTAAATCCATTAAGCTGCTCACTTATAAAATCAGCTCTTTGTGATCCGCTTATCTCGATTGTGTTTTCGATTGTAACAAGTCGTGCAATTTCACTCGCAACCGAAGCGGCTATATTCAATGTTTTAACATCCTTGTTTAACCAGTCTGATTCATTGGTATAAGCTTTCTGCCACTTCCTGATAGCTTGCTTCATTTTAGGCGTTACGGCAATGTTGATTCCTAATTTCTCTTTTATTCCATCAGAGTTTAAATCCATTATTTATCACCTCTTTCCATCGCTGGTAACAACAATCTAAGATACCGCCACATACCCATGATGTAATACCTCATGGCATCGCAGCAATGGTCGTTTGTTTTTACAACTTCCTCTTTGCCTTTATCCAGCAAATCTTTGTTGTATTTATACAATCCGAGCTCTTCTTTTAAATGTACCTGTTCATTACATATAAATAGCTTCATGAAGGAAAAAAACTTCTGCGTTCGCTCGATTCCTAATTTAACTGAGTTTTCTGCTGGCTTTATTTTGACTCTTGGAAGTATACGTTTTATCTCCTCGGCAAGCCCTCTTGCGGATGGATCTATAAAAACAGCCTCTATCCTTTTTCCAGTCAGACGTTCGATTTCTTCGTAGTATTCTTTGAAGTCTTTTGCGTATTCGCTTGGTGGCTTCTGATGTCCACTCTCACGCCCTGAATGATAATATTCCGGTAATCCTTCTATTCGCATTTTACTTTGATTTAATCCAAATGCTTGATATGTCGTAGCATTCAGCTGCCCGTAATCCACCCCAATTCCTATGTGTATCAAATCTTTGTAGGACGCCTTTTCTATTTCATGTTCTTTTTTAAACATGTAATAGACAACTTCTGCCAGTCCAGTGCACATCCCGAGCCATACCCATTTATACATTTCTGGGTCCACCTGCAGCATAGCCTCAGCAGATTGTATCAGTTTCTTTCCGAGCCATGCTACTGGTACGTCTTTATAAGTGACATGTACATGGATGGTATCCGAGCGTTTTTTCATACTCCTCAACCATTTCATGATTGGAGCCTGTTCGTTTTTTGGTGGATTGAATAGGTACATCATGCGAAAGAAATCATCATTGCCACGAACGAATGTCGCCTCGATATTCGCCAGTTCTTCAGCTCCCTCGCCTTTATCAAAAAATTCTGTCAGCTCATCCAGCACAACTAATCTAATATGTCGTTCCTCATCAATCATACCTTTTGTGTCGTCTATACTATCCGATCCAGTGAAATACAGAGTGTTACCATTGCCCTTATATGTTATCTGCATCGGGCTTTTAGTAATGGTAAATTGTTTTTTGCTTAATCCCAATCGTCCAATAGCACGTATGCACTCTTTATAAACTGTTTTACGGAGTTTATTGTGATGCTTACGCATGATAATAGCCGCTGAATTAGGCTCTGACACCAAAAGAAAATCGGAGATAATCCCCATAAAAGAAGACTTTGTGCCTGCACGTCCTGAACTAATAACCTGATGCATATGCTCACGATCATTTACCAGCGGTTGAAACTTTGGAATAACAATGTCACTGAGCTTCACCACTTTATCTTGGGAGGTCATTTATAATCGTCACCTTTTCAGCAGCTTTTCCGCTATCAGTTTCTTTATTAAGCTTATCCGTCTGTGCTCTAAGTTGTTCAAGTTGTGCTTTTTGCAGCTCTGTCGCCTCACTATAATGCTTATCCAGCCACTTTAATGCAAACTCTTTACCAACAAGCTTTATAGTGCAGCCGTCTTTGCCTTGTTTGACCTCTTGGATAAGTGTGCCGTCTACTTCTGAGCTGTCAAGGAAATCAACATAGTTGTATTCTAACCCTGTTTTCTTGTCTTTACGTCTGCCAAATGAAAGAAAGTCTGTTGCATCAGAATAAGCAATATCCATCATTTTCTGGAAGAAATCCTCAGCTGTGTACATGGCCTGCTTTATCTTAGCGTCCTTGATTGCTTGAATATGCTCTTGTATCTTAGTATTTCTCAGTAGCATGCTTCCGTTTGTCATCGCTGTTGTATAATCACAATCATACACCTTGCGGTATGCTTTCGTCGCATTAAACCATCTTACATAATATAGACAAAAAAGGCGCTGTTTCTCGGTCAGTTCTTCATTGTTCAGTGTTTCTATTTCCTCCGGCAGCAACTCTGTTTCAGGCGGCCCTTTGTCTTTATCTGCATCTGCAACCAAAGTTGCAACTTTTTTCTTGTTTGGTTGCAACTTTTCTTTCTTCCATGCTCTGGATGCTAATGACTTTATAGAGGATTCTTTTATACCGGTTATCTCAGATATTTCTCGGTACTTCTTGCCTTGCAGCCATAGCTCTTTTGCCTGCTGCTTGGTTTCTTCATCAATAACCGCCATATGATCTCTCCTTTCATTTCGCTTTATTATAATTCCAATGACTGCTTGTACTGTATCCTACTGTGTTTTCAGTCCGCCTGCGTGCGTTTTCTGCGTCCAGTGCCTTACGCTCTGCCTTATACCATTCGCACGCTCCGTGGCATCCTGGATGGCGTTTAGGGCAGTCTTTACATACTGTAATCATAAACTACACCTCTATTTCACCAGACATTAGCTTTTCAAGCAGTACGTCTCTCAACTCGGCTAAAAGTATATTTTGCTTGTTGTTAAGATACATAATATGAGCTTTCCAACTGTTGATAATCTGCATAATCAACTCTGATGCAATCTCCTTGTCTTGCTGTTCGATCTTGATTTCGTTTTTATTCTTGCTGACACGTATAAAGTGTTCTTCGTCAACTGCTATTCCTAGATGTTTGACTGATTCATTCCATTCTCGCATCATCTTATTACTTCGTTCTTGCAATTCGTATATATCATACATGCCGATGCCTTTCGCAAGTGATTCATTGATTGTAATTTTGGTTACATTCTTGTCTCTTACATTATTATTTATGTCATTGACAATATCTTTGATATCACGGTGGATTGTTTTATATGCAATGTCTATATATCTGCTTGGCATCAATATGTAATCCAATGATTCGATGTCTTTTATAGATGGGTGACTATAAAATTCTGTAATCGGATCAGCGGCTTTTATGGCATCCAGACATCGCTTGATGTTATTTGGAGTAAAGACATTGAACTCTTTTTTATACACTCTGTTTGTGTGCGAATTACTGCCGTATTGCCCTTTTTGTTCTCTTACTTCCTGTGCGCATTGTTGGCGCATGTCAACCATATGCACTTTGTTGCCTTTTCTCTTTTTGTCCAGGATAACGATACACGTAGGTATGGATGTTGACACAAACATTTTATCTGGCAAGGTAATAACCGTATCTATGATATTACCGTTTACCATCTCTTTTCGGATACCTTGTTCTGGTCCTCCTGCACTTAATACTCCATTTGGCAGTATAAAAGCGCATCGTTCTGCCTTGTTTAATGCGTTTAGCATAAAAGCATAATTCGCGTTGTTTTCTGGCGGTACTCCATACTCCGCAAATCTATTGTCGAATGCCGCGAACATTGGATGCTGCCATTTGATGTTATATGGCGGATTACTGATGCATCCGCTTATGTTACTGTAATCGACATCGAGACGGTCTATTTCTGATACCATCGAAAACCTTTCACCTTTTGTTAATTTATAACAGTGGTATGTCTCGTCAGCTAAAATATCCTTTCGCACTACATATCCTTTGATATTCCGCACCGACAAATTAAACAATAGATACGGCATGACATTTTCGTCCAATTCTTCACAGATAAATTCTGTATCCGGATGTTGCGACCAATACTGTATTGTCAACGATCCGCTTCCTGCGCATTGATCATATACTTTGCTGCATTCACCCAATAACTGGCATAATAAAACACCGATTGTTTTCGGTGTGTAGTCTTGTTTCTTATCTTCTCTGTCTGCCTCGTAGTATTGGTATATCATTTGCAGCCAATCTGTTTTTAAATCACCTACAATATCCACGAATGACTTATGGTATTTGAAATCGTTGTTTATTGAAACATCTATAAGACGATCAGTTAGTTGCTTTGTGTCATTGGCATTAAAAAGCGTTTTGATTTTATTCAATAATTCCGTTAGTTCCATGTCATCATTCCTTTCGGGTATATAAAAAGCACGTTTTCTCCTGTATCCCTTATAACGGGCAGTTCTACGTGCTTTGTTTAACAGGCTCTCGGTTAATAGCATACGTCTATGCATCCTTGGCCTCTATAGAGTTATCTGTGCCACATTGTTAAGAGGTGCGATAACTACGTTTTGATTTTAAAGCGCCTTTTTTATGTCTCCCTACATGAGTGCGCTATCTCATCATTGACCAACTCGTTTCCTGCTGGTTTGCCAAGCTCATTTCGTCAGCCCAGGCCCTTAAAACGCCTATCTCATTGTTTTTTAAGGATATTTGCATAGATAGGAAGATTACTTACCCTAATCTACAGGCGATATATGGGTGGGGGATCGTCTGCAGATTACGGCAGGCATCCTAAGATGCCGCGTAAGTAAACCGTAAGGGAGAAATTGAGTTTCAGTGTATACCTGTTCCTCGATTACGATTATACACCTAAACCATGTGGGCTCGAGCACCAACTTTCATAAATTTCATTTAATTTTCTTTGAACGCTGCTTCTGCTCATATTTACATCAGTCGCCGCTTCCTGATGTGTCATTCTCACACAGTATACATTAGTCAGAATTTTATATTCAACAGGTGGTAATGACTGTATAAATTCATTCAATCCAAGGTATGCGCGTTCTCCTTCTAATGCCTCAATTTCTTGTTTTATCGACGTATAATCGAGCTTTAGTTCTGCTTCTGGAGGATGGTGTGGCCCGTTTCCATAACATCCCATGTTGTTTGCAGCTTTCCTGATATCATCATTCATAGCTAGTTCCTGTTCTATTTCAAAATACCGGTGTTCTTTTTGCGTAATTTCTCTTGTGTATGATCCATACAGCTTCAATTTCAATTTTAATCGTTTGATTTCCTCTTCCTTTGTGGCCATTCATTCACCCCTTGTCATGCTCATTTATTACGCATATCATCATAAAGGTAAAATACAGCATTACCGCCAGTGCTATATCAATCATGAGTAAACCTCTTCCAGGTATTGCTGCAGCTCTCCAATCGTGTAAAACAATAATTGCAGATTTTCTTCATGCAGCACATATGCGCCTTTCCCTGCAATTCTGATTTCATCAATTTTAACATTATATACTTTTTCTAAGGTCGTTCTCCGCATTCTTTAACCTCCTCATTGCTATCCGGATAAAGTACCACAACCTGCTGTTTGTATGTATACGGCCGTCTATGCTATTGTATTTTTTCATTTGTTACATCACCTTCCGCTTCTTAGCATACAAAATAATAATTCTGTTATTGATTTTTTTCGGTGTTTTGGATATGCGTCTCTAATTTTATGCAGTCTCCAATCATTACTGTTGCCTTTAAATTCAGTCGGATTCTCAAACTCCCTGTAGATATCTTCATTTTTTCTTCCTAACGTAGACGGTACTGGAACTAGCACTCCGATATCATGCGGTATGTCATGAATGACTTTCTTGTATAATTCCATCGGCATCACCAGATAGTTTTCTTCTCCTATGTAATTTTGCCCATGCCCACTTTTAAAGTCGCCTAAGCAGCTTTTTACCTCGTAGCAGATAAAGATGCCTTTTTCTAAGCCGCTGATACTCATTTGGTTTGGCGGAACAAATTGCATATAGTCTACTCTGCACGCATCTTTCGTGCCGTAATCAACGGTAACCTCACTGGCATAGTATTTACCGACACCGGTAAACCTTTGCTGATAAAGGATATCGCCTAACAGTATAGTAATCTCCTTGCGCGTCATCGTTTACCTCCTAATCACTGAATACATCGTTATAATCGAAATCCTCATAATATCCGATAAGCTGGTCTTCCATTACAAATTTATTGTCTGTGTCCACCTTATGAATATCTCGGATAATCTTTACAAACTCATCATTGTTCCAGCTAAATCCTCGGCCGCCATACTTATAAAGCCTTTTAAGTGATGACACTGGATAAAATGAATTAACATAATGCAGCTCCCGCTTTGACAGAGCTTCCCATGTTTCCTGCGTGGTTATATACTCTCTGGTTGCCAGATCATATGCAATCTTACAATGCTGGAAATCAAACGTTTTATCCATCATTTCCTGCGCGTCACCATAAAATCGTAAGATAAATTGATAAACCATATCATTTCTTTTTAAAGTGATACTTTTGTTTCCTAGGAAATCTTTATCATTTACTTCAAAATGATTTCTCTCTAAAAGCACATAATCATATCCATTGTCAAACATCCATCGTTGCTTCTGAAATAATGGTTCTGGTATTTCTATCCATCCGGCGTAATCTTCAATGAGGTAGATAACATTATCTTTTCTTTTGTCTGATGCAATTTTAATCTTAAGTTCATCAAAACATTTATCGTCTCCAACCTCGATTACTTTACCAGTGAGCAGGCTGTCGTACATGAGTAAAGCCTGCCACTCATTTGATGTTTTAGTGATGTATTTATCATCACCGACCTGCTCAATAAATAAGTCTCTTGCATCTTTTGTCTTAAAATAGATATCCACATCATGGATAGGCTGGCGTGTGGCATTACTCACACACGCCCCTCCTGCTATATAGCAATTCTCCATGATCCATTGATTATTGATTAAATCACTGATGTTTAAATCTTTTATTAGTAGCTGCATCTTACATCCTCCTAAAATGGTAAATCATCACTGGCGATATCCAGTGTACTACTTGTAAAGTCATTGGAGTAGGACTGAGAGCTGCTGTTGTCACTCTGGTAGCTCTGATTGTTTGCCTCTGGTACATAGACATTGCTGTTCGCATTGCTTGCAGCAGCACTTTTGCTTTCCAGAAACTGTACGCTGTCTGCGACCACTTCTGTTACATAAACGCGTTTCCCACTCTGATCGTCATAGCTGCGTGTCTGGATTCTTCCTTCCACGCCGACCAGTGAGCCTTTGTGTGTATACTGATGTACAATGTCTGCTGTTTTGTTCCATGCAACTGTGTTGATAAAATCAGCATCCGGCTGTCCTTCCTGCTTGAAGCGGCGGGTACATGCTACAGTAAAAGAAACAATCGATGCACCGTTTGCAGTCTTACGCAGTACTGGGTCTTTTACAAGCCTGCCAGCTAATACCACTCTGTTGATCATATTTCAGCCTCCAGTCCCTAACAGAAGTTGTTTGTTCTGGTACAGCTCATATGCTGTATCCCCGTTTTTATTTACAAAGTAAGGCAGCATGATTTGATCTATTGTAACCATTTCTGTTTCCAAAATTGCAAGTTGTGCGTCTAACCAATCTTTTATATTACGCCATGCCACATTTTCTGCTTTTTGATAATCGGCTTTGATTTTTTGTCGGCGAAGTACCTCCAGCATCTTATCTGTGTTTCCTGGTAACTTAACGCCCTGTATCCCCTGTGATGTTACAATCGTAAAACAGACACAGGAAATGTGACCATCATCCGAATAATCAAACATAATTTGCCTTGCTCCATGCTTTGCAAGAATAGCCTGTATATCTGCTACTGTTTGTGCAGCTGTTTTGGTCGTAGTGTAATTCTTGATTGTCATTCTTCTTCACTCTCTTTCATTGCTTCCGCTTTGCTGATGACATTAAATCTATATACGAATACGTATGGATTTGCGTGCCAACCATATTTATCAAGTTCAGATTTTTTGATTGTTGAATTCCACAGTTCACCAAATCCTTGAATAAATGTTTCTCCAACTCCCGAAATATTAGGTGTTGACATCTTCTCTATACCTTCTTGCATCGCTTGTTCTTCTGTTATATCTTGCAATCTCTCAATCCGTACATCAGTAATTCGCAAAAATAACCGTGCTGCTTCTTTTGGCATATGAATAGATGGTTTCCATTTGAATGATATGCCTAAATTTTTAAGCTTCAACCATTCATTATCAGCTTTATAAAACACATCATTTCTATGTGTTACAAATGTTTCCCTCACATACAGAATATCTCCAATCAGATATGGCAGTTTAAAATATTTTCTGTTTCCATTTACATCAAAAGCTACCGTACCATATGACTTAGCATTGCCACTATCAGTTAACCATCCAATACACTTAACATCTTGTGGCAATCCTTTGATAATACGTCTTGTTACTGTCTTCCTGCCTTCTAAAATGGCCTGCACCATTTCTGTGTTAAATAATATCGGTTTCATTACCTGTCTCCTTCATGAATACAAACCAATAAGTCTTATTCCCTCTACCTCTGTCGCCAAATATTGGCATAGTATCTAATGCATCAAATAATTCTTTTTGCTTTATATCCGTTTCATTCCATTTGAATACTAATGTTCCGTATGGTTTAAGTACCCGCATACATTCATCGAATCCCTGTTTCAAGTATGGTCTCCATTCTTCTGGAAGCTTTCCATATTTTTTCGCCATCCAAGATTTCTCGCCAATTTTGACAAGATGTGGTGGATCAAACACAACCATGTCATAGGTGTTATCCAGTACAGGAAGGTGTCTGAAATCCCATTGAGTATCCGGCTCTATTTTTAGCATTCTTCCATCACAAAGCGGTTCCTCTAACTTTCTAAGGTCATTGAAATGCACAAGAGGATTATTTTTGTTAAAATAAAACATTTTACTTCCGCAGCAAACATCTAATATTCTTTTCACACTTTTCACTCCCTTATGACTCATAAAATTTACATGCTGTATCACTCGGCCGGATATCTGTGGATTTACTTCCATTGTTTCCGATTTTGCGACACTTATGGAATCTCCTATTACATCTCTCATATGAGTAATGATATTTGCAATCATCACATCTGTGCATACCATCATATCCAGCCACTTCACGGAATGCTTGCTTTATAGTCTTTTTTCCTCTTTTTTCATATTTCATTGTTGAAAGATCAACAGCTCTTCCAAATAAGCTTTCTTGTTTCAAAATTTCACCTGCTTTCTAAAATAAACTTAATTGCTCATGTAGTGCTCTATTTTTACGAAATGTTTGACCACCGTAAAATTTTACAAGCTCATCG